ATGGCTGTTAATAGACTTGTAAACGAAATACTCACAAATCCTCAAATTTTAAACAAGCCAATACGCGATGTTTTGACCCAAGCCGAGCTGTCACTATCACTCGCAGAACTAATCAGTTCTCTGCCTAGCTCGCTCCCAAATCCAGACACTTCGCTCGATGAGTTTTCAATCGAGTACATGTACCGATACATAGCAGATCACCCCAAGGTTTTGAAAGTAACTGCTGTAAAAATTCGCGGTGAAGTCGTCTCTCTTTTAATTGCTGAAAAGCACAAGGCAAAAAAATTTACTGGCGATTGTCTTGGGGACTAGTTTGAAAAAAGCCTTCAAAGCCATATCAATCCGAGGCTCGAAAAGAGTTAACCGAATCACGTAGAAGTTGGGAGTACGCAATATCCCAAATAAACCAGAAAGGTCTGTAATGAGAATACCCAAGCACATTTTTGAAGAATCCAGAGTTGAATTATCGGCAATTGGATTTAAAGCAGCATTGAATCAACTACAACGCAAAACAGGATGGGACGAAGACACCGCTATTCGTTATCTATCAAAGCAAACGGCAAACATTGAAGAGGTATTTATGCCAAAAGTCGCGGCGTCAAAGGGTATCTAGTTGATAAATTAATAAAAGCTCTAGCAGCTAAAGGGGTCGTATTTTACAAGCATCAACTCTACCCACCTAAATTAATTATCGAGAATCACGCTCTAGAGAAAATATATAAAGCATCAAACGGATAAGGAGCATAAATGCTCAAGATGTATCTGAAATTGGCGATTCTGGCGTTATATCTAACTTTAACGCTTGTTATTGCCCCACCTTTAATTTCGTCTGACGACTGGCTGTTGTTCGGAATTGGCGTTTTCATACTGCTAATTTCGCCCGTAGCCATTTTTGTCATTATTTCCACTCTCACCAAAAAACGGAACAAAAAATGAAGAAACTAAAATATCTCCTTTTAGTTGCAGTGACTGCACTTACTATGACTGGTTGCTCAAAAATCACCGCAGGGCACGTTGGGATAAAGGTTAACTTGCTCGGTGGTGATAAGGGTGTACAAGCAGAAGAAGTTGGCGTTGGTCGCTACTGGGTTGGAGTGAACGAAGAGCTCTATTCATTCCCGACATTTTCTCAGAACTACGTGTGGACAGCTAGTGAAACAGAAGGTAGTGAAAATGACGAGTCAATCTCATTTCAAACTATCGAAGGTCTAGCCGTAAATGCTGACGTTGGCATTACGTACCGCATAGACCCAACCAAGGTATCTAAGATTTTTGAAAAATACCGACGTGGTGTAGACGAAATTACCGACGTTTACCTACGCAACATGGTTCGTGATGCGCTAGTCGAAAAAGCCTCAATAATGGGTATTGAAAACGTCTACGGTGCTGGTAAGGCCGAGTTAATGAATGATGTTGAAAAGTCTGTTTCAGATAACGTAGCAGATATAGGCATCATTATTGAGAAAATTTACTGGATTGGCGAAATGCGCCTTCCTAAACAAATTGTTCAAAACATTAATGACAAGATTGCCGCAACCCAAAAAGCGCAGCAACGTAAGAACGAGGTAGCTCAATCAAAGGCCGAAGCAGACAAGAAGATTGAAGAAGCTCGTGGTACCGCTGAGTCAATCAAACTAAAAGCCAAGGCAGAATCTGAGGCTATAACTCTACGTGGCGAGGCATTACGCAGTAACCCAGAAGTACTACAACTTGAAGCAGTAAATAAGTGGAACGGTGTAACCCCCGTATACATCGGCACAAACGCTCCACTTCCTTTCCTGTCAGTAGATAATAAATAACCCCATTCGAACTGGCTCTTAACTGAGCCAGTTCTATCTCGACTATCCGGAGTGTTGCAAATGGAAGGTAAGCCAAAAATCTTCAAAACTAAATCAATGCCTCACGGACGCTGGTGGAACAAAGGAGTTAAAAAGTATGGCAGCAAAAAAATGCCCTCGTTGTAAATATGCCAATGACTTTCATGTGAATGAGAGGTTCGAGGTTTCGTGCGGTTACTGCGGCTTCGTTGTAGCTCAAATTAAAGAACAATTTCAGCAGTCTGCTCAGGACTGCAAGGAGAAGCAAAATGCTGAAACATGAAGTATCAAGCGAAAACAAAGACACGGCTTATACTGCCACCGTTCTGCTTTTTAACAACGTCAGGCAAATGGCTATGCATAAAATTGGCGGCTGAGAATTGCACGAGGCAATGACTGACAACGAAAGAAGCCACTACATCACAGAATATCGAAATGGAAAAATGTTTGTTAGAGCCGTTAGTTACGGAAATTCACATATTTATACATTTGGGGAAATTGAAGAATGAAAAACTACAAAGAAATGAGCGACATTCAGTTAAGTGTGGAGGTCGCAGAAAGAAACGGAATGAAAGTTGTAGCTGTTGCACAAGACGGTGCAATTGTCGCTGGCATGAGTGGTTCATTCGATATCAATAATCCGTCCCACGCTTGGCCTCTTTTTATGAAAGAAGGGATCACCGTCGTAGCGACTGAACGCGCGACGGATGACGGTGATCTTTACGAGGCGTTTTATGTGAACGGGTTCCGCAGCTGCCCGGATAACGAATTTCATGCTGAGGTTTTGTTTTCATCGCTAGACAAAAAGGCATTCCGAGCAGGTGTTATCTGCTTTTTGAAAATGAAAGATGCGGAGGTGTCAGAATGAGCGCACAACACCACGTAACCTACGATAAGTACGGACGCATGAACTATCACCCTGACTTCCACCGCGAACCAGGGTAAGTCGTGGACCACCGCTGACCAACAATTCCTAATTGATAATTATGAATCAATGGGCCCTGAGCAAGTCAGCTTCGCTTTAGAGCGAACTATTCACACGGTGATGACTCGCGCTTACAAATTGCGCAAGCAAGGCCTAATGCCAAAACCGACGAAGCAAGTCAAACATCGCAGAATTCGCAAAACAAGACACAGCGAGGTGTCAGAATGAGTAAAGAGGTTAAGCCAGGGCAAAATCGGTTCATCCCAGTGACACAGTGCAACGGCTGTCACTTGCACGGATATTGTGATGCGTGGAAGTCATTAAGCAATGAGCATAGAGTGATTCTCAATATAGGCACTTCTGTTCCGCCTGACTTTATGCTGAAAGACTGTCCGCTTGAACTGATGCCAGAAGCAAAACTAGAGCAGCTTAAAGATGCACTAACTGGCATTTTAAACATTGTTAGCGACTCTGACGGCGTGGTCGGTTACCACCAAAATGGCGATGTGGCTGCGTGGGGTGAATTTGAAGAAATAAAAGCGGCAGAAATGCTGTTAGGTGAGATTAATAGACCATGAAAAAAATCAGTATTTACTCCATTAAAAATTCAGACTTAAATCCAGAGCTTAAAAACCAATTACTAGGCCTTGTTCATGTAGGCAAACATTTGCAATTTGTTTTCGAGTTCACATTAGGAGATAAACCACCTGACGATTTCTATAAACAAATAACAAATGCAGAAGACTTATCCTTCGTACCCGACGAACTAGCCAATATCTTTGCAGATGATGAATCATTATGTAGCTTAAATTCTGGATTGGCTGAACTTGAAATCGGCACATATATTACGATGCGTGAAACGGGGCTTCAAATAAAGGGCACTGGCGGGTATCTAATTTCAGCTTACTATGGAGTCGTTTCAGAGTGAAAAATCTACTAACTCCAGTTGCGAATTCAAACGGAACGATAATCGCATACTCCGCTTACTGTCCCGGCTGCAAACAAAGCCATGTAATTTACGTTCAAGGGCGCGTTACATGGACTTTCAACGGCGACCTTACTTGCCCTACCTTTTCGCCGTCTCTGATGGTGAATCGCGATTTATCCAATTCTAACGCACCTCGTTGTCACTCATTTATTCGCAATGGCCTGTGGCAGTTCCTCGGTGATTGTACTCACGAGTTAAAGGGGCAAACGGTGCCAATGATCGAGGTGAGTGATGAAGATTAAGCGAGTAAAGGTAAACAAGCCAAATCGTTATTACCGATACTTTGTGAATAACGGGAAATGCGTTCACGGCGCTTTAGTCACGCAAAACTGTAAACACTGCTTTAACCACGAGCCATTTTAGGAGTTTTCATGGGAAAATATAACAACTTCGACGTTCAGGCCATGCTTAACTTTATGAGTGCAAAGGCTGAAAAAATCGACCTTACGAAGCTTGACGCTAGAAAATGGCGCCTATATGTCTTCTCTGAAGAGTTCGGTGAGTTCGAGATGGAAGGAACGCTGTTTTACATCACAATGAACGCATTCAAGCCATATTTGCGTTACGCCAAAGAACAGCGGATCGAAGCTAAAAAGCTCTTTGATGATTTCCGAGAGGAACGACAAGAAATGAATACAACGGCAATTCAAGACGCGATCAAACGTTCCCAATATTATCTGCACACAAACGGGAGAATCATCTTCAAGCCGCACGGCGGTGTTGATGCCACCAGCGACTTTGTAGTTGAAGTTTGGAATGGTAGTGACATTGGGAAGAGCCCCGGTAGATTTCACTTACTTTTTAAAAGAAGCTTGGAAGCTTGGCGCCGATCAATCAGAAATATACCGATTGGCGGAGCATAACGATCTTGATAGTTTCATGTCAGATTGGAGAGATATAATTTTCGATGACGAATAAGCTCATATATTGTTGCGGATGCGAGTCGGAAGTAAATGCAAGACTGACTAACGGAAAAGAGATTTACCCGAGAAGACCAGACCTTGCTTTGCTTCCGTTTTGGATTTGCGATACTTGCCTCAATCATGTTGGTTGCCACCACAAAACCAACAAACCAACTACCCCACTCGGAATAATAGCCACTCCAGAGATCAAAAACGCACGCAAACACATTCACGCATTAATGGACCCACTTTGGAAGTCGGGAAAAATCAAGCGTGGGAAGCTGTACGCGATGTTAAGCATACGCATCGGGAAAACATATCACACAGGAGAAATACGCACGCTCAGTGACGCTAGGCTCGTTTATCGGCACATTCAAGCGATAGGAAGAGAAATATATGCAAAGCCGTCCAATTCTAGGTAAGGCTCTTATCCCAATTGATGAACAAACGCCCTATAGCAGAACTACTTCTATCAAAGTTAGATACAAGGCATTAAGCAAAGCAATCATAGAGGTTGATAAAATCATTCTGATGTTGAAGATTAAAGGCTCGATAGGAAGTTGATACCAAACACGTACTGCTCGAGTTCGTGGCCACATCAAAAGTGGTATCAAAAAACGGCTTACCGGTTGACCAGGTTAAGCCGTTTTGGTATCAGCGCTTCATTAAGTGTATCGGGTAAAGAAATATACTTATTAATAAAGAATACAGAAGTGGAAGCATCGAAACGCTAACCCCAACAAAAGCACTCTCCACGTCTACGGCTTTGGAAAAGGTCAAAACAAGACCAAGAGCCAAACCGAAAAAGCCAGCAATAATAGAGGTTTTTATCGTAGCTTTAATTACCCATTTTTCAGACCTGTTGGCTAAATAAACTATTACGGATGGAACCAACACTAAAAATACACTCGTTAAGTCAAAATAAGCGATAAGCTCCTGCCCGTTTGTTATTGCACGGAAAACCACAAGACCAGTAAACACCAGATATAGCCAAACATGAAATCGCTTCATTTAGTTACCACCAATAGCCAAACATTATTGAGTTGGGATCATTTGGCAATCTTAGCATTGATTCTTTGTCAGCCATATAACGACGTTCAAAGTTGTTTCTCTTGGCGCCAATTGGCGCGAGTTCTGTAATTGCTTTAATTAGCCTCTGCATTTGTGGATCATTTAACGGAACTCCGCGTTCTAAAGCTTCGTGTAGTTCTGGAACCAAAACACGATAAAGCTCATTAGCCTTTTGTTTGCCTGTTACCTGACCGTAGATTTGCTCAATTGCGCTTGTAAAGAATGATGTAGACATAATTTGTACCAACGTTGAAATAAACCAAGAATCTAGCACTGAGACGATAAAGCTAAAATTGGCAGAATGTCTTATTTCTTAGTCACTATGTCTTAATTCCTAAGAATGTGAACTTCGTGCACACAATCGTTTTAACCTAATTTTAACCGTTAGCTTTTGACTCGTTTTTTAAGTGGGTGTCTTATACCCCAAACAAACCACTGTATGGATAAACAGCATGAAAAGCCACAGATACGAATTTGAAAAAGAGTTTAAATACTTTGCCCCTTACCATCACCGACACAAGGTTTGGGATGACTTGATCACATGCTTTGCTATTTCACTCCATAACGCTGTCGCAAAAGACGAAGATCTGGAAAAGAAATACCTGAATATCATCGGCAATTATCAACGATCTGAGCAATTGGAAATGCCAAAACTGGTAGGGATGCTTGTGTGTGCTTTTGAGGAATCAGGACATTGCGATTTGCTTGGTGAAATGTACATGGGAATGGAGATTAGCTCTAAGAATTTAGGGCAGTTCTTTACGCCCTACTCGCTATCGAAGCTATGTGCAAAATTGACATTAGATAGAACTGCTATAGAAACACAAAAATACGTTACTACGCATGAACCAGCGTGTGGTTCTGGTGGGATGATTATCGCTCAAGCTGATGTTATGTTCGAAGAAAAATACAACCCTCAAAAACAACTATTGGCTTACTGCGTTGACGTAGACCAGACAGCCGCAATGATGTGTTACATACAGTTAGCGCTTTGGGGGATACCCGCCGTAGTCACAATCGGCAACACGCTAACAATGCAGTTTTCACGCACAATGTTAACGCCTATGTACCATTTAGGCGGATGGGCTTTTAAAGAAATGGCTGGTAATCAGCTTACTGTACCAGCCATTGGAATAGTGAACCATGCAAAAACAATTATTAAGCATGGCTCACCGTTAGATACGGAAGAGGTTCGAGAGCAACTGATCAAGCAGTTGGATTCTGGCTTTGAGCACAACGTTCACCGCATTATCGACAAGGTATCTCGAATTACAATAAACGATGACACCTATGATTTATTGAGAGCCTAAGTGCGTCACGAAAAAACGTGACTGGGAGGCTCAAAAAACAAACTACTGACAATACTCTAACTTAAACAATAAGAAGCAACCCACTAAGCTAAATGCACAAACTAAAACACCTAAATAATTGATATTGGAGAAAACATGAAAAAGCTTTTAATCATCATCCTTATCCCATTCCTTGCCAATGCATCGACAATTGAACCAGATGGAAATGAGGTAATATCATTGCGCTATTCGGATACTAAATTTGCTGGGGAAAACCAAGCATTATTTGGTATTGGATTTTCTCATATTCGCGGCGCTGGAAATGTTGGCTTTACTCTTTCTGCCGATGCACAAAATTTTGATAAGGATGGTAATTTTGTAGAAAACGTAGGCAAAGAATCTGAATCATTTCAACATTATAACATCATGGGCGGTTTAACTTATGGTGTAACAGATGAATTTTATGTTATGCCAAAAATTGGCTTTACATATAGCAAATACAAAAACAAATTTGCAGACACGAATTGTTCGTTTTTGCTAGGTTGCCAAGATTTCATAAATACTGACAGAAAAGACAATTACGGACTTTCGTACGGCATTGATTTTATGATGATAAGCAATTCCATTGCTTATGGTATTGGTGTAACAGATGTTGATTATTTTGATGATCGAGACGTTAGATTAAATCTAAGTATTGGATATAAATTTTAAACAAAAAAAAACGCCGCTCAAACCGAGCGGCGTTTTTTTATTTATGAAATATCTATTTCAAATGGATAATCGTTACCAACTCCATTCCAGATAAGATCCCAAAGCGTTCTCACATCACCAATGACATCCTCATCTAAAAGTAATGCTGTATATACGTAATTACCATCAGCATCAGCTTCTGGGTTTACAAACCAACTATCTGTATTATAAGTAAAAGTTACGCTAAGGCCACCCATTTTTACAACGAAAGTGGTATATGTCGTCTTATCTGCTGAGAATTTAATATCCATGATATGCGCACCAGATGCGCCAGTAATCAAACCATCCCTAGCTACGATGTCATATAGTTTTCCTACTGGTGGCCTTATTGTATATTCTGGGTTAGTCAAAGAACCAAATACGTTAAGCTGATAACCTCTCATTGTTGGCTTACTCACCCCTTTATCAGTAACAGTCATCACAGAAATAACTTGATTAACGGTAAGAGTTGCATCACTTGAAACATCAGTACCTTTTGAGTTTGTCGCCTCAGCTCTGATTGTATGAGTTCCCAAGCTTGGATCAACAAATGTATAAGTTGTTGAGTTGCTGCTAGGTTGCGCGACATTATCCAAGAACCAAACGATTGTTCCCGTCTCTCCGCCCCAATCAACGACAATTGAAGCCGTGTAGTCTTGTGCCTCTGTAATTGTTCCGCTCGATGGGTTTGTTGTGATTGTTGGCGCTACAATTGAAGGCTCAACAACAACCGTAACCGTACTTGTATCTGTGTATCCACCAAAGCCAAATACACGACAAAAGAACGTATGGTTGCCAGTTGATGACGGAGTAAACACATAGCTAGATCCAGTAGCGCCAGAGATTGGAGTGCTTCCGTTGTACCACTGATAGGATAGTGTTGATCCTAATCCATCAGCTACCACGGATAGAGTATAAGTTTGAATATCAGTAATCGTTCCGCCTACTGGTTGAGTGGTTATTGTTGGCTTTCTTGCGATCACCTCCCCTTCGAATTCTATGGTTTCTATATTTTCACCTTCAAATTCCAAACGACCAATTTCACTTAAAAATTCAAGCATATTTAACTCACAAATAATTTTAGGGTTGAACCCTCTTTTATGTAACGAAAACCACCGAAACCAGTTCCCGTCGCTGAAGAGTTGTTTGCTGCTGGTACTTTCGCTATTGGAATAACTGGCAATCGATCAGTGTTTAACGTACCAGAGGTAATAGATCCAGCATCTATATCTTTTTGTGCTTGAGCCACAATCTGACTCAAATAAACATTCAATCCACCATCAGCATGCTCAACATAAAACAGTGGGTTATCTGCAAGCTGAGTGTCTGAAATATTAGTTAGCGAACCTACCGTCGTTGTTCCTGCTGGCTCACTTCTCGTTGCTGAATTTATAAACTGTTCAAGCATAATGACTCGTTTTGTCATAGCTTCAAGTTCCGTTCTCAAATTCTCAAGTTCACTCATTATTCACTCTCCAATGGCACGGCAATACCCTCATTATCTGGGGTTATTAACCATAAGTTTGATGGTGTTACCAGTTTTGTTTTTGTGTAGTCAAAATCGGTAATTTTGAAAGTTACGCCATTACTTAAAGTGGCGTTTTCAGATGATGTAGCCGTGAATGTCACTGCGTCAGATTGCGCTAAGGCCGAGTAATATCCGTTAGCATCTATGGACGCTTTCGTACTATCACTTGAGCTCCAATTCACAACCGATGGGTTATCTGTAGAACTAACTACAACCCCGTTGTTGTACGTCACACTAGCTGTAGTTCTGCCAGTATCGCCAACTGCAAGCTCTGGAACTGGCGTTGTAATAGAAACAGCGGTAGGAATAACCGCAGTAATGGTTTTTGTAATGGTTTGGAAAACGCTGTCGTCGTAACTTTCATCATTAGAAACGGCTAATGCAGTAACCGTAACGTCGCCACCAGCAACAGCCGTATAGTTACCGTTTGAGTCGATAGTTAATACTGACGCATCGCTAGATGACCACTGCACTACGCTAGGATTATCCGTAGTGCTTACGGTATGGTCATCCACGTAAGTTACCGTGGCTGACAAATTGCCTGTATCACCTGCATAAACCGTATCTGGAAAAGATGTTACTGATATGGAAGAAGGGACAATTGGCGAAATATCAAATGTGACTTTAGTGCTGATATTGTTCCCATACGCAGGATCGCTTGATGTAGCCAGCGCAGTTACCGTGACTGTTCCTGAGTCAATGGCTGTAAAATTACCCGAACTATCTATTGTGAGGATCGCTTCATCGCTTGACGACCAAGTAACAATGCTTGCGTCTTCCGTTGTGGTTGCAGAATTACCATCACTATAAGTAACGGTAGCTGACAACGTGCCAGTATCACCTTTAAACACAGCGCTTGGCACACCAGATATTGATGCCGATATTGGCAAAACAGGCTCAATAAACGTAATTTCTAAGTAGGTACCAGATGGATTAGCGAGAACTTCTAATATTTTGGTAAGTTGGGCCAACTTAAACTCCGATACTGGTTGCGGCACCAGTAACCCAAAATTAGAAGGCGTAACCAGCCATAGATTTGATGGAGTGATCAGTCTCGATTGGTACGACTCGACATTGTAGATATTGATAACTAAGTGTCTTGGCCTTGGTGATGAATACTGTATCCCTACTCCATTCCCAACGACTTGCTCAATGACTAATGTGTATGAATCGTAAGTGCCAGCCGTTTGCATTGCTTGCAAAATGGCCATGTAGTTTTCGGCGAAGAAATCACGGTTAAGTCCGGTCAGTACCGGAAATGTGTTGTTATCGTAAAGCAAGTAACCAAATGGCTTTGAACCAACCATTTCAGAGTTCATTTGAACTAACTCATCAATGATCACTCGCTGCTTAGCTGTGAGGGTTATATTGTAGAAAAACTCGCCACGCTTCATCGTTTCGAAATAACTGCGTCATTTCCCCTCCAATTAAGCCTCAGTAATAATCACATTCTCTACTGGCAAATCCGGAATGAATTTTACGTCATAGGGTGTTTTATAAATGGCTTCCGACCAACTGGTACCATCATCTAACGAATACTCGGCTTTGATGTTTGACGCATACAAAGCATCACGGTTTATTTCAAAATACTTTTCTGGTTCGATATCCATTCCGATCCAAAAAAACTCATCGAAGTTGGCAAGAAATTTACTCACAATGTCATCTTGGTTATCGACCACTGCGTTTGTGTTTCTGGATTTAGTAAGAGTGAGTTTCCATAAAATCGGTTGCTCTGTTTTTGCGGTCCATCGGTAAGTCTCAACGCCACCCTTGGTTAGAACAATATCTTGCTCGATATCACCGACCATGTAGGTACTCGCTACCACAGCCGTTTTTTCCATATAGGACGCGATTTGGTAGTTGATATCAGCCGATGGAGTGTAATCAATGGCAACGTGCATTTTCCCTGAGTTCTCTTCCGTCATTTTCATGATGGAAGACTTGTACCCAAAGTTTTCTTCGAGCCCTGCAATGAGCGCGTTTGGCGTTGTTGTTGGATTGTTTATTTTTAAGTTTGAGTTTTGGATAAACTCGGACATTTTCACGAAAAGAGAAGCGATTATATTCTCGATAGTCATATCGATTTGCGCACTGGCATAAAACACTTTGTATTCGTCACTAGCTACAAAGGTGTTAAACGCCAAGCCAGAGAATTTATCGTCTGACTCTTTGAATGCCTCAAAATACGCTTCAATTATCGTGTCAAAGTCATCAGGAGTTAGACCCGTTGCTGAATCCCATATCATGTGTATGAACCTGTAACGTATTGAGTTTCTGCGGTGCCAGCTAACGTGTAGCTCATTTTTAACGTAAAGCCTTTTACTTCAACTTTACTGTTAAGAACCATAATCGAACGTTTGACTGACTCGTTAATAATCCATGTATTGAAAGCTGCCGCACTAAAATTCACTTCTGGCATGTACCAGTAGTCAAAATCAAAACCAATATCAGGCGCGTAATACAAACTGCCTTGATTGGTTTGAAAGTTATTCTCGAATCGAGCAACGTTTCTCCCTTTCCCTAAATACCCACTTAGCGATGCCATAATTACCTCAGTTTTAAATCTTCGAGATCTGATTTGAGTTGATCAAGCTGGCTCTTGGCCCCTTCATCAAGCACCCGTATCTCTCCAACCGCTGGTGAGCCAGAACCGCCCGTAACGGACACCACAACGTTTTGACCCGCAATTGAGATAGCCTGTTCAGCAATCCCTATTGCCTTGTCTATGATGGTTTGAGCATCTAACTGTGTGTTGGTGATGTATATAGAGAATTCATCACCCATAATAAGAAAGCCTTCACTATCGGCAGCTCCGGCAGACACGTTAATAACGTCGTTTGGTTGAAGCGTTTTCCCGTCTATATCGACTTCAAACTTGCCGTCACTTATCCTTGCTTTAAATAGCTTCATTTGGCCTTATCCTTGCCCACTAAAGCCTCAATTGATGCTTCGGCTATTAACACTTTCGCGGTTTGTCCAACTCGACTTTGAACTGCATTGTATACGTCAAGTTGCGGTTCTACGCTTGAGTAATATCCTATTGTGGCTCGGGGGTTGAATTTCATCGAATCGGTACCACTCCAATACATGGTGTTTGTCGTAACTTCCGTTTCATCTTCAAAGACGAACGTCATTGTTAACGCATCTAAATCAGACCACTTAAGTGAGTTTACGCTCCGTAGATTTGAACTAATTCCTGTATCAACACCAATTACCATGCAAACATTAATCTCATCCCCATTTGGAAATTCTCCGGAGATCAAGTCCCCATAGCCGGCAGCTTTTGAATATCCCGTCTGAAGTCCACCCTCTCCGATTTCAATTTCAATTGTTGAGCTGGTAATGTTTATGAAAATCTCGTCAGTTATTGAGTTATTCTCTGAAGACCGCGGCAGTAACAGTCACATCACCCGTATTTAAAGTCATATAGTTGCCGTAACTGTCAATAGTTAGTTTTGATTCATCTGACGATGACCAATTAACTACGCTTGGCGTATCAGCGGAGTTAACTTGCGAACTGTCACTATAGGACACGGTAGCGGTCAAAGAGCCAGTATCACCAACATTTAATGAGCTTATTGTTTCGTTTATTACGACGCTTACTGGATTAATTACAACCCCTCCACCTCCGTCGTCGTAAAGCACGATGATCCCACCAAACGGATTATTGTGTAAAAAATAACTCATGAAGCATCCACTCGAATCATAGCTTTTGTTAGTTGGCCATGCGGCTCGTGTGAAGGTGTGTGAAATAACTTATCACCAGCCTTCATTTTGAATGAGATCCAATCTGTCACAATGATCCCTTCAAATTCATCAGTTGGGGCAGCAGTGCCCGTGTAAATGTGAATGTGCATGCCAGCGGTACTCTGGTTTTGAACTAATACGCTTGCTCCATCTGGAACACCAGCGTCTGTCCATACTTGGTAGATGGATTCTTGTTTAGCTAAAGTTGTCATGGTTCACCCTTTGGTATCAGAATGTTTAATCCTGGTTCTCTCGAGACGACCTTTCTGGTATCAGAAAGGCGTTGCTGCAGCGACCGGTATTAATGATTGTGGTATCACTTCCTGTTTTTTAACCTCAAATGAGGCTACTCAAAGGAGAGTGCACCTTTGAAAGTTTTAGTGGCTAGGTCGTAATCGCCGTCGATGGCAACGATACGTTTTCCGTTGTATGGATAGTTGAGTTGGGGAATGTGGTTGCAGACAAAACGATAAGCGTCAGTGACAATTGTTCGATTTGCTCTTTCTAAGATGTTTTCCGTTTTCACGAAATCACCAGCGTTAACATCCAGTGTAAAACCAAGCTCTTCGAGAAAATCCGTAGCGCAATTAATATCTCTTGTTCTAGGTTGCTCTTCCTCAAGAAACATTGCACCTTGGATCATTTGCTTTGGCACTTCGTCATATTTGGCGAACGTATAACCTAGCGTTGTGGGTACGAGTTCAGGCAAAGAGGAAGCGTAAAAGTGGTTCCTCTCCCAATATTCCATTGAGAGTAGGTAATCACTGTTTAGCGTGGCTCTAACTCTCATTTCGAATCCCTAGCAGCGCGTAACCGTCACCGCGTTTTCTGGTGGCATATTTGCCATTTGGTTTGATGTAGAAATCACCATTTTCATAAACGGGCAAAAACAAGTTTTCGAATATCAAGGCAACTTGCATTTCTTCGTATTCTGGCGCTTCGGTTTGGTTTACCGTGACAACCGTTAATGGCACGCCTTCAACCGCCAGTTCGTTAACGATTTGAGGAAGGTTGCGATCAACAAATGCCCCAACCTCCCCAACTTCGTACCAAGTGAAATCATCAACTGTAATTCCCATAAGGACGAGATTTGTACTCATGTTATGACCTCAACTGTTTTGGGAATATTAGTGACTTGGTTTTGCGATGACGAATTACCAATTATTGACGAATCACCTTTTTGCATTTCGAAAGTTAAGACCTTCTCAGTCGTGTCCGATTTGGTAGCCAGCGTCATATTCAATAGCGTGCCACCAATGATCACCATTTCTGGACTAAAAAAGGAAACTCGCGGTAACGAATCTTGCTTTTGGAAAAGCCAGCTAGCTAAACCAATCATGGCGTTTATAAAGTCATTGCTGCTACTTCTGAGCGTTATAGTGGAAGTGTTTATGTTCCCCTTTAACACTGGCGTACCACCAGCAACGTCGATACTTTTAACGACGGACTGTTTGTATCCGTCCGGTATCATGCCGATTAAATCACCGATTATTGGAATAGGAATTGGCGTAGTTTTTCGCAAGTCTTGATATTCTTCGGTCAGGGCCTCAATGCGCTTCTGATCGTCTTTCGTCAAATCGGCCTTTGCGTCTAGTTCAAGTAGTTCCTTTTGCTCTTCGCTCGACAACGTATCATCGAGATAAATTAAAAAGAGCGGAGGTGCTTTCTCTGAAATCATTTCAACGGCCCTGCGTCTGTTCTAGTTTTGTTGTTGCGTGACTCTTTCTCAGCAATATCAACCATCGTTTGGTTAATCTCGCCCCCCACGTTTTTCAACGTAATCACCAAACATTTGCATTGGGGTTTTACCTGTTGCGGCTTCAATAGGCGTATAGGTACCAAACTGAATGAGTTTGTCGAAAAACGCTTCCCAAGTTTCCATGCTGTTGATTGGCTGTTGTCCAGCTTTGATTAGATCGCTGCCGCGTTTGGCTAACTCGCTAGCGTAAGATATGGTGCTTTTGACAAAAGAGTTTTCTACTTTAACAGCGGCTATTTCCGCTTCGTCGGCAATGATCTTACCTTTTACTTTGAGATCCAAAACATCCAAGTTTGCTTGAATGCGTTTAGCCTCGGAAGCCTCGGAAGAAACCACCGCTTGGGCTTGGTCTTGCGTCACACCGTCTATGATTTTCTTTTCAAAAGCCTTGGCGTCACCGATTGCCAAAATGTTTGATGGTTTGTCAGAGCGATTTAGCGCTTTGTCTAGTTCCTCTGTCCTTACTTTTGAGCCAAGCATCGTGTCCATGATGTTCTGAAAAGTGAGGTCTTTATTTTCAGCGAGCAATGCTTTGAAAGGCTTCATGAATCTTGAGGCCAGCAATGCATCTTCATCACCGAAAACATCATTCATGTATTGGGCTGCAACTTCCGGTTTAAGCTTTGCCATTGTTCCGACAAAATCAAGAAACGCATTCTCAATACCGTTTTGGTTTGCTGCCTCTTTGTACGATGCCATTTCTGGACGTTCTAGGGCACCGACAAAACCAGACAAAATACCTCGAATGTCAGATTGATCTAGACGAGCAGATATACCAACCGCACTAAGAGCAGCGTAGCGCCCTCTGTTGATGCCTAAAGCATCAGCCGTATCGCTAATGTCCGACATTTCATTTAAGCGCTCTCTGGCTATTTGGGCGTATTCCTCTGCGCCTTGAAAAGCTTTAGTGGCAATATCCTTTGCCACACCAGCCGCCGTTGCAATCGCTTCACTGGCAAGATTGGCACCAGTAAGGATCATGAAACCTTGTAATTTACTAAGTTTAGATTTTACTTTTTGACCGCCCTTTTCGGCTCCCCTCTCGAAGCCTTTACCGAACCAAAATTCAAAGTCATCTGCTGCCTGTTTTGAAGCGCGTCGAAGTTGCACTTCCATTTTCTTCGACTCTTCTTTCATTTTGCGCTCATCGAGTCTAGGAGCGAGGATAAATTCTGAACTAGCCGCCATTCTCCATTTCCTCCTGTCGTTTTAACTGTCGATAAGCTTTTCGCAAAATTAGGCCAATAAGATCGCCGCCTTCAATATCGGGAGTATTCTCGATAATGTCAGCGGCAAACCCGTCACCAGCGACTCGGAACTTAGCAAGTTCCTCAAGTTCGGTAGGGCTTAGAAAAAAAGCCCTGCGTCTTTTAGCATTGAGCACTTAACCAAAGTTTCCAACACCATTTCTGCAAGTTCTGGCAACTCGTAGTTGTCGATGCTCGAAGCGTCGATTGACATACCATGTTTATTTTCATGGACAGCCACCAGCGCCATCATGTCGTAATAGTCAATTCGCTGAAATTCCATTAAATCCATGATGACCGTTTTCTTGTTTTCCGCATCCAGCGAAGTGAAATACTCCTTTGCTTGGTCGTGATCAACAAGCCCTTGAATGCGCATGGTTCTAGCGCCGAGGAAGGTGAAGAATGAACCCCAAATAAGCCATGTAAGCATTCCATGCTTTTGAGCCTTTAAATTTAGCTATCATTACGCCACCGCTTTAAATTCATCTTTGAAGTTTTTAGGCGCGACTTGAATGGTCAGGTCAACGTCTAACGTAGATTCGGATTCATTAGCCGTGCCATTGCGAGGATCGTTTTTCAAAACACATTGCTTGGAAACAAGAGTTCGTCCGTTTTTCTTGTTGTACGATGTGAACTGAAAACGCTCTTCGCCTAAGAACAATTTTACGTAAAGCTCCAAGTGCTGTTGAGATACGTTTCGAAGCTTTACGGATAGCTCGATAGGCTGAGTTAATCCGGTACCGACAATTTCACCGTCACCATAACCATTAGGATCGCAAAACATCTGCACTACCTTTTGGTTGTTTCGTCCGAGCTCAATCACCGAGATATAGCTGTACTCCTCACCGTCATAAACAACGGTAGTTTCCATTTCCCCAATTCGAAAATTGCTGCCAGCCATTATTGAGCCTCCGTTACTTCAATTTTTGCACGCCAAATAGGTTCAGCGTCTTTCACTTCTGCTTTACCACCAACCACATATTGCTCATCAGATTTGACGATAGAAATGTAGTTATTTGCATCAGGATCTAAGTAGAAATATGGGAAGCCTTCGTAAGTCTCGATAACTTCTGACGCGGCCTCTTCAATGTTTACTCGTTGAACGGCTGTATTGTTCGGCTCGTTGGTTTGAATGTAAGAGGTGATCGCCTCTTGCGTTTTTAGCTGCGCTTGACGGTCGATGTAGGCTTTAGTAATGGCAGCATTGCCATTTCCGAAGAAACCTAATGTTGGACCATCCGAACCATTCAAGAAGAAAAGAAATACGCTTGTTAAACAAGTCATCCGCTTTGCCAACTGTGTAAACGACTGACGCAGGATTAGACGAATCAAGCACGTAGTATTGGCAATTTCGCCAGTAAGCTTGTGACAGTAATCGACCAAACGCTTCATAACATCCAGTGTATGAGCCTGCATCATCAAGAAAGGCGGTATCTTTCATCGCGATTTGTTCAGCCAATGCTTCGTCGCTGGTGGCGTAAGCTCTCACGCCGTCAAAATCCGTAAAGTCGATAGTTTGCGCCGTGGCAATATCAATATCTTTAGAAAAGCAAAGCGTAAAGTAATCGGTCGGATCAAAGTCGATTGCATCTGTGCTTTCTGGATCAACTTCATCTGCAAGAATTAGCAAATAGAATTTCTCCAAGCCACCAGTCATCAAGTATTGAACTTCTGTATTTGCCGTGTAATTGGCAATAAGCGTCGGATCATAAATTGGCACTACTTTGTACAACGCAGGGTCAATAAAATCGCGTGTTGCCTTGGCTGATTTTTTACTGGTTTTTACTGGGGCTTCCTCGCCCTCTTCCGCTGGTGGCGTGTAACTACCAGTAACCATGACTAGGCATTTATACAGAAAGCTGTAATCTGCCTCTGTAGCGGATTGAGCTTCGCTAATGCTCACCGCATAATCGAAAACAAGTGTATTACTCATAGTCTATCCACTTAAAATGTTTGATTTTTTCGCGTGTTTTGTCGAACTCGATTTCGCACGCAAAGGAGAAATCTTTTGACACCGAAAGTACGCCAATCGACATCCAATCGGACGATGCCTCGGTATTGACTGAGGCCAAAGAGTTGTTGCTTGAACTTCGCTTTTTATAGCGATCAAACTTGCTACCAAGGACGCCAAACACTGGCTTGTCTCGCCCCATATCAGCTAGTGACAATCGAATGGTTCCAAAGAAGCGAATGTGTGATTCTGAAAAATATTGCTCACGAACATTTAGGTACTCAACGTAAACATTGTCAGAGCCGTCGTGGAGCGCTCCAGCCCAATCAATGGGGGTGAGTTTGAATATATTTCGAATCTCGTCGTGTAACGCTTTTCTAAACATATTGAGCCTTTATCGAATTGAAGAATGAGCCTGTATCGACCATAGGCCAGTCAAAGCCCTTACCTTGGACGTTATGTCCGTTATATCCGGTACCGCCTTTGATGGTCGTTTGAGAGTTACTGCCGTAGTCTTTTCGCATGATGGGGTTGCGAATAAGTGCACGAGCTGCACTCTCGATGCGTCGGATCATTTCTGGCGATTGATTGCCAGCATCAAACATCTTGATAAGCTCGTTAGTTACTCTTACTACGTCTTGGTTTTTGAAGTGTTCTGGCGCGTTGGTGAAAACCTTGTACCGAGTGTCCATGTATTCGGCAAGCTTGGTCATTTTCAAGTCTGTCTTGCCTTTGCTGCCAGTCTTAACTCTCGAAGCTTGTTTGCCTTGGAATGATTTAAGCGGCTTTTCACGGTCTGCCATTCTCGCCGTTTGGTTTTTATCCAAAACGCCAATTCGAATATGGTGGGAATTGAACTTTTTCACTTCTTGTTCCAAGTTAGTGAAATCAATATCAATGTCTAAAGTAAACATTAAATACCCCCACCAATAATCGGTATTCTCGCCTCTTTAACCACTGGCTTTTTGTCAGTCAGAGAACAACCGTTAGCTTCTGCTAGTGCCTTTAATCGAATTAAAGTGAAGCGCTTATTGCTATCCTGAGAAACGCGCTCAACAAGCACGTTCTGAGAAAACTGATAACACTCACACTCACCTTCGGGGTCGGCATTAATCGCATTGGCAAAGTCGATCTCTTCTTGAGTCATTGACTCGGTACCGCAATTTCTAAGTATCGTGTCGATGAGTATTTGCGAATCTTCCGAAATCATATCTACTCCAAAAGAAACAGGGCCCCACTTAGTGAAGCCCCGTATTGCTAGTTAGCTTATTTCTTAGCTTTAGCTCGGTCAGCCGCCGCTTTAGCCGCTGCTGTTGACGTTTTTTGGTAAACGTAAGCACCATAACCTTCGATTTCGTTAGCCGCTGATTCGTAGGTAAATAGCGTTTTCTGAGTCAAACCGTGAGCGTCGCCGTCAGCTTTTGAGTAAATGCCCGGAATAGAGCCGTGATGGTTGTTTACTGCTGGGCGGTAAGTTAAGGAAATGTGAGATCCGGTCCGAATAACGCTAGGTACTTCTTTTTGAACCATTCCAGCGTAAGCAGACGAAATCTGTGTTTTACCTGTAGTGACGCTGTCACCAGAAATCACCAACGGCTTACGGATGATTGACGCAATATCACTTGTGTAGCTTAGGGTGATATTTGGGTAATCCGCTTCGGTAACACCAAGCTCAACTGCCATTTGGCTGTATAGCGCTTCAATGACTGTAAATACTTCTGCCATTGACGCGATAGCCACTACAGTAGAATCCAATTCGACTGAGTTAGTGTTGGCAAACATACCAGCGTTACCGTGTGCGCCGTGGAAGTGTTCGTAGTCGTATTGCATTAGCATACGGTTAAGAATGCCAGCGTTGATGTTTACGTCGCTTACGTCCTGCATGTTAGAAAGCGTGAACTCTACGTGCGTAGGTTGACGATGGTACGTAAACGAAACTTCTTTAGCGTCGCGCTTGCGCTAGTTCGGTAGTCGCTGGCGTTAACGCTTCTGCGAATTTCTGCTCAGGGAACTTACCAGCCACATCGTAGTTGATGCTGATTGTTGATGCCTGTTTTAGCTTGCCGTCGGAATAGTTAATGTCATTGGCAGCAAGGTTTGGTGTGTACGGGATGTAGGTAAGCTTGTTGCTACCCATTACACGAGCATTGTATTTACGCTCGACTTTCGATTTAACGACGATATTAGTTGCCATGAGGCGTTCCCCTTTTTCTGGTATCAAAAAAGGGCTTGCCGGTTATCCTGGTCAAGCCCTTTTGGTATCGCAAATGTGTTGGCCACACTCTGCAGAGTGTGGGTTTTGGTATCAGTTATTTTTTCGCAGTTGAGCGATTTGATGTTTTTGCTTCTGCGCTTTCTGGCGTTGGCGCTGCTGCTGGCTCTTCACCAGCCGCCGCTGTAATCTCAGTCCAAGCTGAGTCTTGGCGACCGTATTGTTTGCCGTCAGTTGGTGCTTCTGGAATACCAGACGAACCGCCTACAGCTGTTGATGTGCCACCGTACAAATTGACCAAAACACAATCTGAAATTTCGTTGCAGTTTTCGTCCAAACCAATGATGCCAATTTCTTCAATCTCGCCATTGATTTCCGTTGAATCAGTCGCGCCGCTTGCAACGACTTCACTCGTCGCGTTATCAACTGCGAAACCGCCGCCTACCGTTAGCGTTTCACCTTCTTTCACACGCAGACAAACACCTTCACCTTTCTTGACGACGCCAGTTACTTTGCGAACGTCATCTAGGTCATGCACAGCGAAACCAGCAAAGCCAGTACCGTCGAATGCTTTAACCGTTGGTTGCGAAGCGTCTACAGCTACGCGAGACACAGCGCCACCAGCAAGGATGGTGCCTTCGAATTTACGTGGCAAAACAACGTCTGAATTGCCGCGGTAGCGCATGCTACCTAGAGGGACTACACGAGCCATAATTTATCTCTCCGAGTTAATAGGTTTGTTTTTACTTCTAATAAAAAGGGCAGCTTTTACGCTGCCCCCTGATTCCGATTGTTGACCTTGTTCGAATCGTTCACCGAAATTGGCAATGGTCGATTCGTCCTTACCGCTTGCCGCTGGTACGTTAGCGTCACTCAGTTTGGTTTTGTTATAAATGGCACGCTCCAAAACAGGCCATGCGATAGAGCGATCAATCTCATGCGACTTCAAGCCTTCCTTGGTGATGCTTTCGCGCACTGTGTTGCGATCTCGCTCTTCCAGCAACTCAAGCATGCCTTCATCTTTGAAGAATGCCTTAACTGCTGCTGCCGCTAGACCTTGTGCACGTTCTGTTTCGTTTTTCGCCCACTTGTCTACGCCTTCCATTACGTCATCAAGAGTGAACCAGTCAGGGAACAGGTCTTCGTTATCAGAAATAAACTGTTTGAATTGCAGATTGAACTTGATCGCGTCGGTCAGTTCGGCTTGGTTTGTATTGTCGGTTTTCTGCTTTTTCTGCTTTTCAACCAATTGAGCAACAATGTCCATTTCGTCATTTTCTGGCTCATCACCGCCTTGCATGTTTTTGATTAAATCGCCAAGCATATCTTCAACGGTTTGTGGCTTTTTACCTCCGAGCGCTTCAAGCAATTTCGAAAGGTCAGGCTCTTGTTTCTTGCCACCAGCTTGTTGCATCAAAAGCTGTAGTAGTTGCGCTTCCATGCCAGAATTTGGCGTTGATTGACCACTGCCACCAGAAAGTAGGCTTAACAGTTGCGGATTAAGGCCGTTTGGTTGCATGCCAGAGCCAGCGCTCAGAGCTTCGATGAGTTGCTGCATTGGGTCTTTTTGCTGATTACCTAAAAGAGCCAAAAGCGGATTTTGTTGAGTTTGGTTCGACTGCATTAGCAGTAGTTGTAGTAACAATGGGTTCATTGCAATTTACCTTTATTTAAACGTTGAACGATGGGTTTGACGTACTGTTGGCCACTTACGACCTTAATACCGCACTGACAGTTGTATTCGACTGCAAGACCAAGCTTTACCGCTTTCTTGATAGTCATCTTTTGTCCGTAGTGCAGAGCGTGTGTGGCGCGTTCCTCTTCTGCCGAAGATGGTTGCCACTCAATGATGATTTTGTCGGCATACTTCGAATTTGCGATTGATTGAATGATCTCGCTACTCAGCGTGCCAGTGATGGTGTTTTGGATGTTTTTAGCAAAGTCGATATTGTCCTTGTTTTTGGACTTCTCCAATCTGCTTATCGTTTGGTAAGCGTTAGATTTAGCGCCAGTCAATACCGAATACCTGTTAATGATTTTTAGCTGCTCTCGCTTAATACCTCCGTCGTCGTTGTAAAAGTCATCAAAGTCGATGCCGAACCACTCAATTAGGTTCTCCGCCATCGTGTATGGATAGATATACATCAATTACTCTCCTTGCCTTTCTCCTTATCGAGCAATAGCCAAGGAATGACTGTTTTAATTGCGTTCAGCTTTTCATCTTTAGAAAGCAAACTGTTCATTTCGAGCGCGTTAAGAAAGTCGCCAACTTCTGCCAGTTGTTCAATGTCCGGCTTTAGTTCGAAGTCGGCACCGAAAACAGAATCAAAGACGCCCTTTAGTATTTCGTTAAAATCGCGCTCTGACGCTTGTCTGTTTTGTTTTCTATCACCTTCGCCAGTAGAGCCTAAGCTTGCGGCAATCTCGCCGTTTACGAACGACATGGGACGACCAGTGGCGTTACATACCAAAGAGAATCCAAACTCCATCTGTTTTACTGCTGGCACCATGTCCACTTGTGGCATTTCGATATTTGATTCAGAGTCGATATACGCGCCCTTAGATTCCTCCAATGCTGCGTTAATCTGCTTTACCTGAGTTTCTACAGCTAACAACACTTCCTTGTCTGAGATTAAATCGCTCAAACCGCTAACCTTCAAAACGATTGAACCACCAACGCGAATCAATTTAGCCGCGCCGATGATCGCATCGAAGATCATCCCAAAGTATTCTTCGAGCAATTCCGTTCTGTAGAAGTCTTCAAAATCTAAATGCACAAAGTCGTATGCTGTCGTGTCATCGTCCTTGTGAGCTCCGGTGAAATGCGTTCTCTCTTCAAACCAATAAGCGTTAGTTCTGCCTTTGATTGGGTGTTTACGCAAAATGATCTTTTCCTCATCTGCCATGGCTTCGATGATGTAGTACATCAAGCCTCTTACCATTTCTGGCGAATGAGTGTCGTAGACCGTTTTAGAAAAATCCGATTTCCCGATTTCTTCCGGTACAGCTACGATTTCGAGAGTTGCATACAGAATGCGTGAATACAGTTGCTTTATGGCAATTTCGATATACCGAGTCTTTGCCATTGAAAACGGACAAACTTCGGTAATTATCGGTAGCGAGGCTGGATCTTTTTTCTTCATGAAACCTTGCCACCAGCTTTCGTCTCGATTCTGCCTTTCGTCGCTTTTGCCTTTATCGAATAATCCCATTAATGGCGACCTCTAATCTTTATCTTGTCAGTGACAATACCGCTTTTTATTGCTGCGTTAGTGAGTGAATCTGGCGCGTCATCGTATTCGGCGTCTTTGTTGAATTTCTTGTTTTGTGTTAGCCATTCTTGATTCGACCAGTTACTAACAAACCTTAATCGCATCATTGACAAGAACGCGCCAACGCGAAATATCCGGTCATGTTTATTAAATCGTGTTGAGCGTGGTATGGCTTCAATACCTCTAACTCCGAAATAATCCTGAGGCGCAGTTCCGACACCGTTATCCTCGTAGTAAAAATCAATAACTGGGAATGAATGAATTTTATCGGCGATTTGATCGATTGCTGCATTCCACGATTGATGGAAGCAATACCCCCAAGCAAACACGTAACCGTGAGACTGAGCGATAAACGTTAACGCGGTAAAGTCACCACCTTTGTATGAAGGATCTAAGAAGGCGAAACATGGCGGCGGCTCCTCTCCTTCATCTGCAATGACGACCGGAGTGTCAGCAAACGGATAACCAGACAGCTTCGGTGAAGGTTCGCCAAGCCATACGTGCGCATAGGTAACCTCGCCTTTTTCCTTTTCGGCCTGTTCTAGTAGTTGTGGGTCTTGATAGCGTTTAGGCAAATCGAAAATGTTGATGTGCTTAATAACGGTACGCTCACCAAAAGCACGCACCTTCGTAATCACTGGGTCTTCTGCAAAGTTAGAGTTCATTGCAAATAAGAAGCGAGCCTCCGTAATGTCGACTTCTTCCGCACCAAATGCCAATCTCAACAGGCGCTCATACTCAGGCGTAAACGAAACATTGCCAGAACGGTTTACTGTAGGGAAAAGCACATCAAGAGAGTCTTGTGAAGCATCCTGCGCTTCGTCCATGAAGACCATGCGCACTTTATGCTTACCCTTAATTTTGTTTACTTGGCTAAATGCTGTTTTGCCGCCTGTGGAGCGCAAGCCAGTAAATGCAAATTCAACATTCGTTAGTTTGTTGGTGATCTTGTTATGGGTGATTTTGAAGTACTGCTCAAGACCAGCCTGTTTGATTAAGTCACTAACGACTGAGTGAACGGAGTCTTCAATAGAAGTTTGGATTTCACGTAAAACCAAAAAAAGCGAATCGCGGTATTTTTCCTCAAACGATTGTTCAAGCATGTAGCAGATAATCGCGAAGGTTTTACCTGAACCACGACCGCCCTTTAAGACGATATACTTAGCGGCCTCATTCCCGAATATTTTTCGGAAGACCGGAGGAATACTAAATTTCTCTTTAGTCTTTAAAAGCATTTTCTTGGAAAACGCCTTAATCATTCTGCGAAGGTGTAACGCCTCTTTTTTGTTGTCTCGCCTTTCTAGCTTTTCAATCAATCCGTCAATATCAACATTTGCCAACATTTCTACAACTTCTTCAGGAGTTATCGTCTGTTGGCTCATCATTTTTCTCTACTTTCAAAAATGCTTTTAGGATGCTCCCCAAATCTTGGGTTATATCCTCAAGCTCTAAATCGTCGAAATCATCTGGCAATTCTTCGGGTTTGTAGTTGTCTCGATATATATGTGGAGCAATGGCTTTCATTCTGAATTGAAGCAAGCTGTCTGAGTATTTCTGAAATGGGATTACCTTGTACTGGTCTTTGCCTACCTTTAAAGATTTAAAGTCAGTAACACCGTCTCTACCTCTTCGGTCAGCTTCTTTTTCTAGGCTTTCTAGTAAATCAGCTTTCGCATCTTCTAACTGCTCAGAAAAGGTCGGGTCTTCCTCGGCATATCTATAAACAGAGCGACGAGAATAACCAGCAATTTTTGCAGCCTCGCCTATGGTTGCTCCCTGATCTAATGCTTCAAAAAATCGCTTGTCTCGTGCCCTTGTTCTTTTATGTAATCTGGACACTTATTAAAATCTCCAAAAATAGAAATTGCTAAAATGGCGAAAATGGAAATCGGGAAAATATTCACCTTCCGTCCTGTGCCATTTGTGCCAAATGAAAATAAAAAAAAACCGCTGCCGCCCCCTATTGACGGGGGAAGCAAAACGGTTTTCTTTAAAATCGTGATTTTCGTAATTTGCGCTTTTTGTTGATTATCGAATTAAGCGATTATCGTTTTGGTTAAAAGCGTATATGAAGGGATACACTACATACCCCTTAATATTCACTTTTTCGAGAATTTATACTTCCTTGGTTCCGTTAAACATTGGGTGATTAGACTCAATGCTTGGCGGTGTGCTGCTCCATACGTGAACTGGTAAAACGGTCAATTCTTCCTTTTCCGTTTTAAAGTGATGTGGGCACATTGGGTCAAGAATGCAAATCATGCCGGGCAACAATTCGGTTTCTGTTATATCTGCCGATTGTCCGACTATGCTATATCCCCTACCACTGGCAACTAACACTACTCGCGCCGTTGGGTGAATGTGGTGCACCTGTTCGCTTGTATGCGGTGGAATGGTCAATTGTTGCAACGTTGGGTCGCCTACTCGCTCAGGTGGGAATATCTGTCTTGTAGCGCAGCCATTCACATACGGTAGATTTACCTTTTCGAGTAAAGTAGCCGTTTTGTCTCCACACTGATAACCGCGAAGCACTACAGCGTAATGTGTGGAATGCACCTTAACGCCACCAGCTACCCAGTACGCCACGTTGATATTGTCATCTACGTAAATAACCGAATCACCCTGCTCAACCAATATGTCGTGTTCGCCACAGTAAGCCGTATAAGCATAAAGCTCATTTACTCTGTTTTTGCGCATAACAGGATCGTCAATTGGATTGTGATAGAAAACGCCATATTTGCTTTCGTTCTCCATTCTTACCCCTTAGCTAATCATTAGCTCAATTTCGCGATTTCCGATTCGCTCTGCCCGTTCAAACCGTTTTGAGCAAAAATAAAAATCGTCATTTTCCCATCTACCAAAAAGCGGCATGTTTTTTACCGAAATCGTAAAAACGCTATTTTTGATAATTGCGATTGCATGATTTCCAGAAAACGCGAAAACGCTAGAAACGTCCCTAACGCTCTCTAGTGCCATTGCAATGATCTTTGTATCGTGAGTTTCGCCAATTATCCCAAACCGTTCTGATAGCAACTCTGGCTCGTCGACAGCCCCGTTATGAATAATGGTTGTGTCGCCAAATGTAATTGGGTGAGCCATTTCTAATTTGTCGAAAGTGCCGACGCCGTTATAAAGCCGATAATGCCCTAGCATGTAGCCACCAGCATATTCGCTCAAATCTGGCATTTGCCTTCCTAGAAAATGCTTAGTTTCCCCGTTTATGCAAAAGCCGCACATATCGGTACCGCGATGTGATGCCAGCACCGATAAGTCAGTGAGCAATTCAATATTCGGGGTTTTACCTACATGCCCGAATATTCCACACATACGCGCTTTGCCCCTTTGAAGAAATCAGCCATTTCGTGAACTATCTCAGGATCAATCTGATAGACCTCTCGCCAGCCGTGCAACTCTGATTCGCACCACTGCCTAGCAGCCCAAGGATGGGTACCGCAACGATAACCACGAGGCCATTTGTAAAAAGGTGGCTCTTCAATTCCCTTGGCATGCAGTAAAGAGAAAATGTCGTAATGAGTCCATGTAGCAATTGGGCTATATCTGAGCACGCCCTTTGCGGTGTAAAAGTCGTTTCCGTCTCTTCCGCAAAAGTTACCGTCCTCATAGCGACGACCGAGGATGATCCCATCTAGATCATTTTGCTTGTAATACTGCGCTTGCGCCTTGTGTTGAACATTCTTGAACCACGTTGCCGCCAGCGCTGCATTCTTAGGAAATAGCAATTCTGGTTTTGCGAGAATTTGCTTTAGACCAAATCCGGTGTTTATAACCGATAGTCCATCAGGCATGTGGTTAGTTACCCATTTCATAAACTCAGGGTACTCAAGCTGAGAAACGCCCAAGACACAATTTTCTATTCCTGCCTTTTCACAAACGTATTGAAGCGCGAGAGAGTCTTTGCCTCCCGACCACGAAAACGCGAGTTTTCTGTTTTTGGCGAATTTGCCAATTCTGAAAATCGCGTCATCAACTAAATTGTCGATTTCTGATAATGGCCTTTTTTCGGCTTCTCTCTTTATGTCCAGAAAGTCTTCGTGAGTGAGTGATTGTTTTCTCATTTTGATGTTGGCTCCCATGCTTTGCTGAACTCGCCGTTTTTGACGATTTCAGAATGTGGGACACCAACTCTTAATGCGAGTCTAACCACTTCCTCTTTTTCCATTTGAAGACGATCTTGTATCTCCTTGTTTGGCACACCAGCCTCAATCATGCTTTGCACAATTTCAGCCATGTTCAACACAAGGTGGGTACCACCGCGCCCTATTGTGACGAATCGTGCTCATCATTTGATGCTCACCATTCGACGGCTCAGTCATAACAGTAGGAACATAACCATCTGTTAGGGCTGAAACGTCTTTATCTTCGCTTACGGTCCATCGGTGATAACCGTCTACGATTTCTTTGTTTTGGTTGATGACAATAGGCTGAGTCCAGCCGTCCTCCAAAATGCTTATTTTCAGCAATTTGAGCTCAGGCGGTGCAACCTTGTTTGGGTTGTAGCCGTTAGGCGTCAATTCTTCGCGTTTTAACCACGTTATTTTTGATATTGGTTGGTTCTCTCGGCTCATAGGTCGATTTCCCTCCCGTAAAGCTCCTGCGCTTCTTCTGGCGTAATACCTAAGCGCTTACAAGCCTTTTCAGCTTGATCCACCAGCATTTGTTTAACCCTTCCTTTGAAGTCGCCGCGTGTTGCTGCTTTGGCTAAGAATTTATAGCTAAGTCCAGTTAACGGGTGTGTGTCTTCTTCCGGTATCGGGTCTGCTGTCCTTTTCGCGTGATAGCGCATCATAGAGTTGAGATTGTCTACAACTTGCTCACGATACTTTCCCTTGTATGTTTGAATAACGTTTTCAACATATTGGCGATAAGTCCAGTTATCCGGCTTTTTCGCCCTAGAGTACAATTCCGTATTTCCATATCGCGCTGCGGTCGCGGCACCAGGTACGCGATTGATCATCTTGTGCCACAACTCTGGAAAACATTCCGCATAGAGATCAAGTCCGCGCAATGGCTCTTCGCCGTATGGAGGGCAAACTCTTTGGTGCAAAAGCTTATCGTGTAACCTAGTTCGGTTGAAAATGTCATACGTCTTGTTGTAATCGGCGTTCCTGTTAGCGATTACTCGCCAAACGTCATTACTGGACATATCGTAAATTGGATAAGCCGTCATCGAACCGCGCTTGCGTCGTATGATGTAGTTTTCATTCTTCTTTTTGAGTACAGCTCGTAAACGTCGAATTGATTCTTGAGTGCGAATACCCAAAACCAAAACTGTATCTGAATACTCAAAAAGCTTGTCGCAAAATTCTGGCACCGTATCACCGAACTTAAATGCGGAATGTTCGGTTATTGCGCCAACGGGCATATCTCTAACCCATAAATGCTCATATCGCTTATCCCAACAATGCCAAAACGGTTCATCGTTAGAACAAGCGTTTCTGTGCTTGAACTCTAAGCAGTACCATTCAAGATCTACGTCGTCACGTTCAGCCACGCGATGCACAAACTCAATAGTTGGAGGGTGAATAGCTTCTTCGTCGAAGAATACCGCTCTTACTGGAACTCTATTCAGTTCGTGCGCAACTTCTAAAACAAGTTCTAAAAGCGCATTGCTATCTTTACCACCAGAAAAAGAGACGGCTACGTCTCCAAATGTTTCGTAAAGATACCTAATTCGCTCTTTCGCCTTAGTTTCTACATCTACTTCAATAAATTCTTTCTTTCTGTGCATCGCCATACGCCGACTAGCTCCATTAGTGCGAGGTCGTTAGTTTCGTATCCCTTGGCTTTTCTGATTTCGTTGAGAGTGCTGATAAGCGTTTTCTTGTTATCAACAGCCATCATTGCTTCGAACATAACAAAGCGATCATCAGTGATGCTCCGTTCTTCGTCTGGCACATTCGAATCGTCATGATCATTTTTTTCTTGGTTTGGCTGGTGGTCATCACCATACCCAAACGGCTGATCTTTAAAATCCTTCAAAATTACTTCAAGCTCAGATTCACTAAAGCCAAGAAGGTCAATTTCGAAGTCATCAACAAGCTCATTAATGTTGACGGCAAGAAGGTCCATATCCCATTTTGAGTTTTGAGCTAGTTTGTTGTCTGCGATGACGTAAGCCATTTTTTGAGCGTCTGTCAGTCCAACCAAAATATAAACAGGAACCTTTTTCATTTTCCGAAAAATGGCAGCGTCAGTCCTACAGTGACCAGCTAGTATGTTATCGCTTTCGTCAATGATGACTGGATTAGCAAAGCCGAACTCACCAATACTTGCTGCTACTTCTTCGACCTGTTTAGTCGTGTGAATTTTCGGGTTGTTCATAAACGGCTTTAACCGCTTTGGATCGCGATAATCAAAATCGTGCGAGTCAGTAGTCATTGTCTCTCCTTAAAAAAGAGCAGATTACCGCGAACACGTAACGCATGCAGGCCATTTGGTAACCTGCTCAATGTTGGTATCAAATCAGCGTTGACCAGGGAATGATTTGGCAGCTTTCTGGTATCAAACACGCGTGTCTGCAGCTGCCGGCATCCTGATATTTGGTATCAATGGCTTTTGAAGCACCTCTCAATGAGAAGTGCTTAAAAAGCTATTTTTTGTTTGATTGCTTATCCTCTTTGCTTGCGTTGATCTCACAAGACTTTTTTAAAATTAAGTTTCCAGATGAACCTTGTTCGGCACATGAAGTCATACCATTTCTGGCGTTTTGCTCAATGTGATAACTGGTGCATCCGCTCAATACCGTAATGGCAAAAATAAAAACTAAACGCTTCATGCCGTTGTTACTGCTCCTTACATAAACTGACTGCCTTTAGTCCGTTGTCATCAATACTCACAGTGTTTTGGCACTGTGACCCTACCGCCGCTCCGTTTTCAACATAAGCGACCGAAGTACAGCCGCTCATCAGCAGAACGGCAATACAGAACGTTAACGCTCTCATCGCTGCTCCCAGTAAAATACTGATTCAATTTTCTTCCATGTGTCATTACCGACGATTCCGTCACTGGAAAGGCCGTACTTTTCTTGAAACGCTTTCACGCTTGCTTCGGTACCATTACCGAAAATTCCGTCAGCGTTTAATCCGAGGTTTAGCTGTAGCTCTCGAACGTCTACGCCACGAGAACCATTTCGCACCGTCGCTCTGTCCAGTGGCGCCCCAAAAGCAAGCTTTAACGCACGCTCGAAGTCGTGCGCGTAACCAGCGATGGTTTCTGCTCTGTCAGTCCCGTTAATGATTCGTCTCGCGTTAACATAATCAGGGTATTCTTGATTTAAATAACTCGAATATGACTTGCCAGTAAATAAGCCGATCGACATTCCCATAATCGTTGCTTGTGCTGAGTAAATAGGCTCAAGCAGCAATTCTGGATGATTCAAAAGATCCAAGCCTTGCTCTAATGTTTTTATGTCAAACAAAAGCTTGCTTAGTCGTTCGTAGTTGTATTTCCATGTAACCTGAACATCACCGCGACCATAATATGCTTTTCCGGTGATAGGGTCTGGAATGCCATATTCATGGCCAGCGCCCTTTCCGTATTCTTCTACTGGTTGCATTTGGTAGGCTGTTTCGTGGATAAACAGTGGCGAGAGTGTAAGCAAGGTAACTAAGCGGTATGCGCATTCTTTTCATTCGCAGCAGGAAATAAGCAACTATGTATCGCTCACAGCCGTTTTTCTGCTTGTCTGTCATATCTCCATTGAAGAGTGCTGCATTTACTCGCGTAGCCAGTGCTTTCTCCGAAATTGTAAAGAGCATAGGCATACCTATTTTTGGGTATAAAATTTGATCTTCTTCCGTGACAGTCCATATTAATGTAGTTACAAGAATGTCAATAAGGGCTAGGCGTTGAATTTAAGTAGGAGTCGCTGCATGGAAGAAGGGCGATCATGCAAGCAAATAAATCAGTGTCTTCGGATACTCGAATTTGCGGAGGACAGTAGATTAACCAGTGAGGAAAGAACCATCGTGAAGGAGGCTGTTTGCGAGTATTTTTCTGCCGAAGTGGTAGACAAGGTGCTTGCAGAATTGATACAAAAAAGCCGCTCTTGATATAGAGCGGCCAGCATGGGAATAAATAGCTTAAAAGTGTTACCTTGTCAATGATTGCTTTTGCTTCGCCCTTTTAGCTTGTCGATAATGGCCCCAAATCCTCCAAGTAGAATCAATGGTAAGGTTGGTGCGGTAAACAATAAAGCCCAATACCACTCCCAACCGTAAGAATTTAACGCACCTAAGAAGCAAAATACAGCTAGCACAAACTCAAATAGATAAAGGCATATTAAAAATATCGCCATCTGCCAAACCCAAAGGTCGACATAAACACTAATGCCGTCATACGCAGTAATAAGATATGCCGCACTGTAAATAAATGTACACAGGGCAAGCAATGCGCCAAGAGCTCCCTCTAACTTTTCACTCATCTTTTATCTCTCTATTTATCTGGTTAAAGTGCGTTTTTTTCCCATTCTTTTCTTTTTTTCAATTCATGCAATGCAGATGAAAATCCAACCGCACTAAACTCTGTATTACCAATAGTTACGCTATTTTTTGTTTTAAATTCGTTCAGAATAAATTCTCGACCTTTACTCGTCATGCCATAGATTCGTTGCATTCCATTTTCACATGCCAAATATAGCTTTATTGGCGTTCCGTTTACTTCTCTCACGGCCTGTACCTCTTCACACTTCGCACCCATTTGTAGTTGGGTTCCGTCAACAATTGATACAGAGTAAATCCCATCGGTGTACTCTAAAATGGCAGCAGCAAGCGCACCCATTTGAGCTTGCTGAATTGCAACGCCATTCTGATTTATGTCCCAATTTGCGTAAGCGTTAGATGTAATTAGCAGCATTAATATAAGTGTAAGTTTTTTCATAAAAAATCCTCGCTTTGTTAGAGCGAGGATTATTTTAGATTAATGTCAATAAACTGTTAGGTCGAATTTTTAAGTTAGTTTTTTGCCAACGTTATCCGCAATTTGACTTTCCCATGACCTTACTAATTCCATGATAAGTTTGTGTTGCAGAGTCTATCGCGTTGCTGTGTACGTAATACGTTTTTCTTGCGATACCCATAGCCAAAGATCTTGCAGTGACAGAGCAACCCTTTCTCGTTTTAGTACCAGGTGCGTACATTAGGTGCTCACGCAATGTTATTTTAACCAACCCTACTACAGCTTTAGTTGGAACGTTGGGATGCTTGCGTAGGATTATCTTTGACAACCTAGCCGTTATGAAATTTAACGACTTTTCATCTTCGGTGTTTGAGTAAGCATACATAGCCCAAGCGGTTGCCTCGTTACCCAATCCGGTTAGAGCGTGCGCGAAATCTAATTGATCAAAGAGAGGTTTACCGCCGCCGTTGCCAACGTCGAATTTAACCGTTTTAAGTCCTGTGCGGCCGACTTTCTCAAGCCACTTGTTACGCTGACTCATAGAAATACTCCCAGTTAGTTTCCATCACGTCTGCCTTGGCCTTATAAACCTTCTCGATCTCGTGTAGGTCATAAATAGTCCAGTGTTTTGGCTCATGGTAACCTTCAAGCGTTTCAACGCGAGAAAGCCCAATACGATCAATCAAACCAACTCGATATTGCCTTGACGTTTCCTGACTTGTTGCCGTTGCATTCAACGCATTGGCCGTGAGCGTTGTCTTCTTCAAAGCGAAGTTCGGGAGCCGCGCCGACGGAACGGAAGTGACCGCAAGTCAAAGGAAGATAGCGACCACAACTAACACATGGCTTGCCGCTATCTTTTAATACGATAAATCGGTTAAATTGCTCTTGAGCTTTCTTTGCTCTGTATCCGTATTTTTTAACTTTCATGTGTAATAAATAGCCCCATAAAACCAGTAAAAAGAGCCGTGACGTAGATTAAGAAAATGTCATCTAAATGTACGTCACAACCAGAAAGTGCGAGTAGTAAGTCGATTAACGCCGAAGAAGCCACAGCGACTGCGCTATCCAGCGTTAGCAATGTGAAAAACAAGCGGATCATGAAAACTCCATAAGCTGGCATACAGCGTTATGGACCTCTTGTTGGTTTGCGAAAATTTGGAAAAGAGACATATTCCAAATAGTGTTGAAACAACCTTTGTAGATTCGTTCGAAGTCTTCCTGTCCCATGTTCTCAAAAGCGATTGACCACGGACGCTTTATAGTTCCGCCGTTTGGCTGTACTTCTAAGTCATAAAATCCAGAGTTGATCATTACTTTACGGCGGTAGTTCTCAGGACACTTGTACGCCTCAGTGTCGCAACGTTTTTTTCTCTCCGCTTTGAGTTGAGATAGAACCAACTCGGCAATTTCAGTACCGTGTGTTTCATACATATCTTCTCGCCCTGCCATTGAGCAGAATCTTTTTGCCGTTTCGTGCGCAGCCCAACGCTCAGGCTCACTTACCAAGTCAACCTCAGGCGACCAATACGTGAAGCCAAGTTTAAGTAGAGCGAAAAACTTCCTGTGGTGCTCTAGGATGCGATTTTGTTCGCCCTTCTTAGTCCTGACTGGTTTTAGTGATACGAGGCGACCACGCATTGATGAGGCTTTCTCTTGCATATCTGTTGTCGCGTATTGAAGGTATCCACCAGTGCCTATCATGCCGATCAATTCATCTTTCGATTTTTTGGCTTTAACGGTCTGCATCACGAGCCTCTTTCAATAACTTCAAAACTTTTCCACCGATAGCCACAATCATTGGCGTAATGTCGATGATCTCTTCTGCTTTGTAGTCTGTAATTCGAACACTTACGATTTCCAAACCATCTTCCCCCAAGTCGTAAAAATCGACGGTGATTTCAAGTTCATCGCCCATGAAAGACGTGTAAATTTCTGCTGATTGTTTACGCACATTTACGACTCCGTTTCTCAAAGCTAATGTGTGGTTTCGCTCGTTTCTGCAATGCTTTTAGTCGCTCAATTGCAGCGTCGATATGTACTTGATCGTCGTTTGCAGCTTTGATGTTTTGGTAATCTGACTTACTGATGCCGAACTCATTTGCAAAGTCATTAAGCATTGTGTTGGCGTTTTTTCTAGCTAGCGTCACTTCGCCCTTGTTGATGTGGAACTTGAATATGTCGTCGTATTGCTCACTTGCGATTTTTTGGTTTTCGTAACTGAGTCGATTAAGACGTTCGACAATGAATGTTAAGTCAGAAGCAATGCCCCATTTTTTTGATCCGTCATACCAGAATTTAGGAAGATTCATATTCAACGCTCCCCTTTGAGTGTTTTCTTTGTCTTTTGGATTTCAGATAGGATTCTCAAACGGCGAGCTTCTTTCTCTTCCGGTGACAGTTCTGGCTCTTTAGGTTTGGGTAATCGCTCGACAAGGTATTGATCGATGGACTCACCACGATTCAGTTTTTCACAGATGAACTTGTAATTGCGTTTAAACGCCCGATATACGTCACCGTCAGAGCCATTGCGAAGTAAAGATTTACTAAGCATGTCGTACATAGCTTTAACTTCACGAGGCATTTCGTGAAATTCACGATTAACGTAGTGTTGAAGCATGGCAAACGCTGTGTCGCGATCGGGTACTGTTGCGCTCGTCTGACACCACGAAATGAACTTACCCACGCTTGGGAAAAAATCTGAATCAGATTGACGAGCCATTCGCAAACCTTGCGCTATTTGGGTTTGTTCAGTGGTACTGGATTCCATCAAAGCTTTCATCCAAGTAACCTTGGCCGTTGCTAGCGATTTGTCGTCGGGAAAGGGTTTGGCGCCACGCTGGGAACGCAGCTTGCAACTCAGTAAAAATCTGATTCACAAACTTTCGGGTCTCTTCACTTACAACTGGAGAGTTTATTCCAGAGTTCGGGCGTGGCTTGGGAACTGGCATTGTGTGTACTGGTTTCATCACATGCTCCAATCAATATTGTCTGCCCATTTCGTATCTTCCCAATCAAGATCGTTGGCAGCTTGCTTTTTGGTGTTTTGCTGAGCGTGTAGTTTGTCCCACTGACGACGCAGGGCCTTAGGGCTCTGGATGTTTTCAGCCCAAAAATGATGTCCATTAGCGAATTTGAATAATTCACAGATTTCACGATGAGTGACACCAAGAGCGTTTCTCATCGTTCGAATATCGTTAGACCAATGTGTTAAATCTGGCTTTCGAGCAGTCGCATTAACTTCTAAAACTTTTTGGTACATCCAGCTGGCAGCGGTTACGTCTTCCGTAGTGCCCCAAAACTTCCCGTTAGGTGTTTGAATTGCAGCTTCAGGGCGAACCTTGACTTTGTCGTCAGAAGAATTCTGCGACGAAGAATATGTAATCTCTGGTGTAGTCTCTGTAGTAATCTCTGTAGAGAGTTGATCATTTTGATCACTTCGGAAGAACTGATCAGATTGATCACATGGAAGTGATCGATTTGATAACTTCGAACTGCTCAAATTGGTAACTTCGATTTGCTCATTTTGATCACATGCAATTTCACTATTCGTCATTTCGATGTGCTCAATTTGATCACATGGCGTCGCGTCTAGGCTTAAGGCGTACCAAAGAGTTTGATTCGACGGGTCTTTAAAAAAGTGTCCGTGTAGTTTTTTAGATAAAATCAACTCGGACTTTTCTAATGAGTTGAGCACTCGCCTGATGGTCGGCTTTGACCAAAACGGAAATTCTCGCTCCCAATCTCTAGTGGTTTTGAAAACCCAGTAGTGACCGTCTTTTTTGAATTCTGAACGATCTGTCCAGTATTTGATTTGCTGCAGAACGATAGCTTCATTCAAGCCAATTTCAGCAGCCAATCTTGGATTAACCACCAAAGGTCGTTCTACAAAGAGCATTTTAAAAACATTACTCATGCTATTGACTTCCTGCGCTCAATTGCGCATTATTTGTACGTCTACTGCACATAGACGTTGACTTCCAAAGACCCTCACCAATCGGTGGGGGTTTTCTGTTTCTGACTGGTTGAAAACTCTTCCTGCTTCTCAAGAAGCATGTTTGTTAGCCCTTGAAAGCACTGAACCTCTTTGCCAGCAATGACCAGTTCCTTAGTGGTGAACTCCCCTTTTCTTATGATTATTTGGATTGGTGCGGTAATGGTTACTACCCGATAAATTGGTAGTGAACCTTTGTCTATTTCGCCTCGTTTCATACGCTCTCCAATTCACTTAATAGCGCTAGTGGTTCCATATCTAGGAACCTCGCAAGCGCACTAACTTTTTTCGAACTAGGTTTACATTTGCCGTTTAACCAATAGCTAACGAGCGATTGAGAAACTTCCATCGCCTTGGCAACTTCTTTTTGACCAAGTTCATCAGTTTTCTTTTTTAGCCTTTCAATCCACATAAATATTTCCAAAATGATTTTATATCAATTTTCTGATTTATAACAAATCAGTGCGCCACTGTAAAATTAAATAAGTACTTGAGGACACATAATGAACAACGATAAAAAGCTAACTATTGGCGAACGATTGAGGATCGCCAGGAATACGCACGTTCCGAAATTAAGCCAGAAAGACGTCGCCTTACGGTCAGGGTTAACTCAACCCCGCCATAAGTGAACTGGAAAGAGGAACCACTCACGGAACTCCTAAAATCGCGGCTTTAGCTGAGGCCGTGAATGTAAACATTATTTGGTTGGCGCAAGGCGAAGGAGAAATGCGTAGTGCGGCCATCGAAGAGAAAACCGAGTTATTGAGACTATCCCATGCGATTCAAAAACTTGGTTTAACACGAGCACAGATTGAAAAAGTTGTTGATCAAGCGATAAGTCACGCGTCGAAAATCAGCTTCGAAGAGTAATTTAGCCCCCAAATCTACAAGCACTTCCATACGGAAGTGCTTTTTTTTTTTGCAAAAATATCAATTTTCTTATTTACAAAATATCAATTTATTTATATTCTCATTTCAACGCTAACGCGATTCGCTCTTTAACATCGTTGAAATGTCCTCACTTAATGAATGCGCCCTGCTTTCGATGGCGCGAAAAGCTTGAACGGGTGAATGAGACCACTTAGTTGGTACGAAACGTTTAAGTTATCTCCGTCAGCAAAGGGCTGGCGGATGAATAACGAAAGTAAATCTACGGTCGCCCAGTACGGTGAGGCGACTAGGCCTATTCCATAGGTGCTTTAGTAGTAACGGGCTTTGGCTTTCATGTGAGAGCCATTTTGAAATGCTCTTAGCGGTCGGTCGATTTTGATAGTGACAACCGACTGAGCCTTGATAAATCGCGTTAGGGGCATTTCAAAATTGCGGTGCTGAATTAATCCTTAAAGATCTGTGTATTAATTTTAGTTCGGTACCGCAATTTGCTATCTGAAAGCGTGCTTGGTACTGGTTTTGTCTGTTGATAAGGACATGTAAAACCATCTGTTCATAGTCAAACTATGTGTGAAGCCAACACGTAAAAATAGAAAGCCTTTCTCAATTAGGGTGTAAGCCTTGCAAGGTTACGACGAGCCAGTCTGTTGGCAGCAGGCTAAAAAATAGCAAGCGTCCCGACCCAAGTCAGGAGGAACCTAGCATCAAGTGCGCTTTCAGATAGCAACCAACGACGGAAAAATAAAATGTGTAATTTTTGCAAATCAAGTCAAATCATCGAAATGACAGGCAACGGCTTCAAGTTCGTACTTACAAAAGAAGCTGTAAACGACGAAACTGTTCCGATTTCAGTTGCCGACGGCGTCCTTACAATGGTTTTACCTGATGAAGTAGCAGAAAAGCTCAGTCAAGAAGAACCAAAAACTTTTGATTTAGGCGAAGTGGCACTTGAAATCCTGAAAGGGATGGGGATTCAAAACCGCGGCGGTAATCACTATTTAAATTATCAACTTAACGGACAAGCCTCGCCAAGTGCGGGGCTTTTTTTTAGGGGTATCAAAGAGCGCACCCATTGCTTCTCTCCGACTTAACGCCAGTTTTGGCACTGTGTGCTCTGTTTAATATCTCTACCGAGGAACTTCTAAGTGGAAGAGCTTACTACCGAGAACCTACAGCAACTTCGCTGTAAGTTAGAAAAACTACCGCACAATCGAAAAATCATGACTGATTACTGTAGAGAGCACGGTTACAGAGTGCCTTCTACTTGGTGTCAGGCAGAGATCCTGAATTTCGAAAACGCATCTTCAATCAAACTACAAGGCAGCTTAGCTGTATAAGGAACCGATAAAATGGCCGATAAATTCTTTATTGCTACTTGTGAAAAGAAAGTTTCAAAGCATCCAGTAAAAGATGGGGTGACACTTACATTGCCCGTCAAGGCTGGTACTCAAACAGAAGCGAAAGACTTAATCCGAAAAGCAGTTGAAGAGCTTGATCCTAGCTTCAACGGCAAATCAGAAACGTATAACGACTGGTACAAGGTTCCTAGCTTGTCGAAGGTTAGCGAAGAAGAATACAACGCGGAAGTGTTGAAGCTAGAAGCGTCGACTCCAAGTGTCGAAGGTTCAGAGATTAAAGAGGAAGTTCAAGAAGAGTTGGCTGAGTCAAAATACCCTGCTCTTGGTAACGACGGATTCTTTAACACGAAAGATCCTGCGGTCGAAGAGTCATCGTTTATTTACCAAAGCACCGAAGACAACATGCAAGCAGCTAAAGTTTTTGTTTTGAACGTTGGCAGTAAACAGTGGGCTTACGGGTTTCGATACTTGTGCAACGGGCTAGACAAGCATGAACGAATGAATCTGGATCGAGTGGCAGAAAATCGAGGTGACGCTATTGATTCTTCAATCTCTCGGCTTGAAGCATTTCTCGACTATCAAGACGAGTTTGGCGATGACAGCCACAAGGCATTTTTGTCTGCTGTAATGGCTCATGACTTTTACACTGATTTCATGGAACCAAGCGAACGCTTTATTGAAGCGGTAGCTAGTCACCCTAACGCCAAAGAATGTATAGCGAAGCACGAAGATTTTCTTGAGGTAATAGAAAACGATTTTGCTGAAATTTGGCCTCTCGACAAATCACCGGAACAAGCAATTGAGCACATTAACTCAATGCAGTTAATTGATGTTCTCTACGACATTGAAGTGCTAAAAGAAGTCCTCAAACCTTACTTGCCAGTCACGCTCACTGAAAAAACAAAAGAGAGCATGAAGCACATTGAAGAGGTTATCGACAAACCAGCGGCTAACGATAGCCTGTTAGAAGATCGATGTTTTAAAGCTGCCCTGCCACTCTCAGAAGATTTACATGTAGTTATCGCGATAAAAGATTGCGGTGATGAGGGGTGGCGTTACGCCCACGAAGGCAGTTTAAAAACCGAAGTGGTGTTTGGCGATTCGAGCGCGTTTAACGAAGATTGCGTAGCAACTCGAAAAGATGCAATCAAGGCGTCGGCTCAGGCGATAACAGACGCGCTTTACTCATATGACAGCTCAATGAGTCTAGCTAAGAAGTTTATGAAATCGCCTTACCTTCAAGATTTTGAAGAAAACTGTGTTGAAATTGGTGTCGAGCAAGACTCAAATGAAATTGAGTTTACAGAAATCTACGACGCAATTATCGAGCGATTGGATAAGCGAGTGGCGGAAACGACCGCTGGCGAACCAATGCTTTGCTACAACACAATCATTCCTAACATCACGGATGATACTGACCTTAAATTGCTAGCTCAGAAAATCGTATCTATCCCTAAGTGCAACTCATTGTTTGTTGAAACACTAGCGCAAACGCTTGTCGAGCGATGCTCGAAGTCAAACCAAGGGAACAAATCAGCAGAAAAAGAGCCAGCTAATGAGCCAAAAGGATCTGGTAACGATAAGCCAGCAGAAAGTAAATCAGTCGAAAGTGAATCTGAAAATGAATCTGATAATGCTGTCGATACTTCCGATTCTGATGAGCCTGACGACAGCGATGATATTCCTCAGAATATTTTAGAGAAAGAGCCAGCTAACGATCCTGAAATTCCAGATGTCGATTTAGACGAAAGCAATTCAAATATGGGTATTTGGAATCAGTCATTTAAAACCGATTTGAATTTCACTAAGCAAGACCCATCGACAGGTCGATTATCCATCAATGCTCAATACCGCCAAATGAAAGCAACCGAAATATTTGGTCCTCGTGGCAAAGGCTGGGGTGTCGATGTTAAGCGAGAATGGCTTGAGGACGGTTTGCCCATTTTCGCTAACGGGACATACACCGGAGTTAATGAATCCGTACACAACATGGAAGTCGAGCTTTGGTACATCCATCCTGAAACAGGAGAACGATGCACAGTGACCGCCTTTGGTGAAACTGAGCGTTTTTATTGGTCGCACAATTACAGTCGCATGATCAAGAACGGAGAATGTCGTAAAAAATCACTTACTGATGCGACAGGTAAAGCGCTATCAATGTTGGGTATTTGCGGTGACGTCTACATGGGCGAATACGACGATGAAAACATCATCAACCGTTCACAAATGACGAAGACGACTGACAATGCACTGAAAAAGCTTGAGTTTGATGCGCAAGCAACACAGCAAGCGTTGGATAAGGCAAAGTCATACACTGACAAGTTTTCTACCGCCCCTTCTCTGGCAGAAATCAAGCGTCTTCAAAAACTGGCTGAAACGGCTCTAGATGCAATCCCTACTCATGACAATGCGAGTAAGGCCAAGAAAGACAAAGCGCTTTCTCGAATCGCGGAGCAAGCGCAATCAGCAATTAAAGACTTCAACTCTGATATTAAAGATAAGGAACAAGCAAATGGCTGATAAAACCGAAAGCATGAATGATATTAACCAGCAGGTCTTTGACCTGTTGGATCTGGCTAAACAAGAAGAATGGGACGAACAAACCATTGCTGACAACCTAGCTGGTATCGAGTGTTCAATTGACGACAAGCTCATGGCCTACCGTCGATACATGGATAAGTTAGAAACGGCAGCGAAGCTGGCAGATGCAGAGAAAAAAGTATATGCCGACCAAGCAAAACCGTACGGTGACCGCGCCAAGTCTTTAAAAGACGAACGCAGTCGAATGACTTATCCTCTGCTAAACCTATTCCACATGTTGAACGTGGAAAAAATGAAAGGTGCCTACGGTACCTTTTACATTAAAAACAATCCGGCCAAGCTTAGATACGAGGAAGCCAAACTTCCTGAAAGGTTCCTGATGCGCGAGGTTCGCTTTGTTCCTGACGAAGATGCTATCAAGAAAGCGTTGGATAATGGTGAGGAGCTGGATTTTGCTTGGTACGAAACTCAGCCTCAGCAAGTTGTATTGAGAAAATAACCAATGAAACTATCAGAACTTAAAATTGAGCCTCATTTGATTGAGGCTTTTATTTCCTATTTAAAACGAAACGGCTATGTAGTCGTTTATGCAAAAAGCGGAAAACAGCCTCATTGGATTAATCATGAACAAACGCCAAACCAGTCACATGTAACTAAACTGGATAAATTCGGCAATCTCATTATTCCCCAAGAGTTACACGGAGAGGCATTGGAGTTTTTATGCCAGCCTACTACAAACTAATGCTTTTACTGTGGTGCATGCTTTGGGCGTGCATCGCTATAAACCTAGATCAGATACTGCTTCATATCGGTTTCTGATACCACAATCATTAATACCGGTCGCTGCAGCAACGCTTTTCTGATACCAGAAAGTTTATCTCGAGTCGACCAGGTGACACGTTTCTGATACCAGAGGTTACTATGGCAAACCCAAGAATCGAAGAGTTAAACGGCGAGGCTACTAAACATCGTCCAAGGCACATGCAACAAGATAGGTTGCGACAACTGCGGTCTTAAATGGGATGGTGGTTGCAGTGCGACCGAAGTGGAAGGTGAGTTAATCGATCTTCAAATCAAAGAAAGCAACGGTGAAAGCTAATGGCATTCACGGTTAGAACTGATGCCAATGACGAAGAGGCTATCGACAAAGCTAAGAAGTATCTCAAGTCTACCAAGAAAGGAGAACTTCTTCTTGAGGCGGCGGCGAAAATACCTTCGCTCTTCGAAGAGATAGACAACCTCAAAAGCGAGGTTAGACGACTCAAGCGAATAGAGAGCGACTTTGAACGAGTCAAAGGCGTTTTTAAGGAGTTAGTCAAATAGGAGTCACTATGTGGATAGAGTTAACCGAGTGGGCTAAGGAAAACCTTAGTTTTGAAATGAGTCACGCCCAGTTAGCAAGGCTGGCTAAAAATGGTCAGCTTTATCCGTCGCGTAAAATCAGCGGCAAATGGCGTTGCACAGACGATGCACAATTGCTTGTTGATGACCAACCAATTGATACTAACGGCATGAGTAAGCGTGCACAGGAGATATGGAAGGATGGCGCGTCCTAG